CTCCCGATGTGCAGTCATCGATTTCACCATCAAAGGGAAGCAAAGAGTTCAACTTGCAGGTAGTTTCTTTCAACGACTTCAATCAATCTTGGATGCGGAAAAGATTGAGTATGATGAAAAAGTCGTTGCAGAACTGGTTACAAAACACTTCCCAGACTTCCGTAGAGTCTTAAATGAAATTCAACGATACTCTACTGGTGGTAAAATTGATTCTGGTATTCTCGCTTCGTTCTCTGATGTATCTGTAAATGAACTTATTAAAAATCTCAAAGACAAAAACTTTACTGAAGTCAGAAAGTGGGTGGTCTCCAACTTGGACAACGATTCTAGTAGTCTACTTCGCAGGATTTATGACGCCTCTTTTGATTGTCTTTCACCCCAGTCTATCCCTGCTGCCGTTCTTGTTATTGCTAAGTATCAATACCAATGTGCGTTCGTGGCTGACCAAGAAGTAAATCTTTTGGCGGCGTTGACTGAACTAATGTGTGAGTGTGAGTTTAAATAATGGAACTTAAGGATTGGTTAAACTCTGTTAACTTTACTAAAGAAGATCTTTCTGAGGATATCAGTTCTTATCCTCCGTTCATTGTCAATCGTTGTTTATCTGGACATATTGATTGTATTTTATTTGCAAATGAGATGAATATGAATGCACATCTTCCAAAAGATATGCAATATTCTTTCTATCTAAATAGTCTTAGGAAACGGAAGAGATTTTCTCCCTGGCTCCGTAAAGATAAAGTCAAAGATTTAGAATGCGTTAAACAATACTATGGTTATAGTAATGAAAAGGCATCCCAAGCTTTGAAGATTCTAAATAAAGAACAACTAAATTTTATTAAACAACGACTTGAAACTGGCGGAACGAAATGACTACTCAAACAATTGAACCACAAGTAAACTGGTCTCCCGATATGATGGTGGAGGTCGTTTTGAATGAACCCGATGATTTTCTGAAGGTGCGTGAAACTTTGACTCGTATTGGAGTTGCTTCGAGAAAGGAGAAAAAACTCTATCAATCATGCCATATTCTGCATAAGCAGGGTAGATACTATGTTGTTCACTTTAAGGAACTGTTTGCCCTTGATGGTAAGCACGCAAACCTTACGGTGAATGATGTTCAACGTAGGAATCGAATCACTCGTCTTCTGTCCGATTGGGGTCTTATCACTGTAGTAAAGGAAGACTCAATTTCAGATATTGCTCCTTTGAATCAAATCAAAGTTCTTGCATACAAAGATAAGAACGATTGGATTCTGGAACAGAAGTACAATATTGGTAAGAAAGGAAAGAGTCAGGAAACCGAATGATTTTGTAGGGAGTTCAACACTCCCTTTTTTATGCTTTCTTGTATAATTAGTAATGAACGCCGTAAGGGTTCACAAAACACAAACTCGCTTTTAAAGGAGCTACAATAATGACTAACCTCACAAGGTATACTTCTGCGGATCTTCCTAGCCTTCTGGATAAGATTACTCGCAACAGTATCGGGATGGATGAGTATCTTGATCGTATCTTTAATGTTCATGAAACTACATCAAATTATCCCCCATACAATCTTGTTCAGATAAGTAATGTAGAATCTCATTTAGAGATTGCTCTTGCTGGATTCAAAAAGGAGGAAGTTCATGCGTACACAGAGTATGGAAAACTTTTTGTCGAAGGACAAAAATCAGATTCCGAATCGGACAGGACGTTTATCCACAAGGGTTTGGCTCAAAGAAGTTTCAAACGAGCCTGGACTTTATCAGATGACACAGAAGTTTCAAACGTCACATTCGAAGACGGACTTCTCAGAATTGAACTGAAAAAAATTGTTCCAGATCATCATGTACGTAAAGATTATATCTAAATATATTTGAATATCGTCGGCGCAGGGGAACGACTGGCAAAATCCAGTTGACTTCCCCTCTTTTTATTGGTATAGTGTTAAGAGGTATTGGAGTATTATGACCGTAAAAATTGCTCACTTGAAATCTGGAGAAAATATCATTTCTGATATTCAAGAGATGGTAGTTGGTGAGGGAGATAATAGTAGAGTTATTGGATATTCATTTTGCAAACCACAAGCTGTCTTTGTAAAAGATCTTGAGATTGTTTCTAAGAATGACGAAGAGACTCTTAAACATTCTTATGATATTAATCTTCTTCCGTGGATTCCTTTTACTAAAGATGAAAAAGTTCTGGTTCCATCAGATTGGGTGGTTACACTAGTAGAACCTCTCGAAAAACTGAAAGATTTGTATGAAATAAATGTATTAAAAATTGGAGAAAAAAATGACGAAACTACTAGTACTACTGAACAATCAGATCCTGGTCTCACAGATTGAAGAAGTTACTTCTGAACTTGGAGAACCAGATTGTAAACTGATTGAACCTTTTGTTCTAAATGAAAAGGATGAAACTCTATCTCCTTGGTTAGTTGGAGTTTGTTCTCAGAATACTTTTATGATTCATTCTGATAAGATTCTTACAATCGCTGATCCTAAACCAACACTACTTGAAAAATATCAGAACTTGCTTAAATGAGATTTTATACCAATGTGCAAATGATCGGGAACCAGTTTCTCGTCCGTGGTTATGATAATGGTAAACATGTAATGTTCAAAGAAGAGTTTTCACCAACTCTCTTTGTTCCTTCAAAAAAGCAATCAAAATATAAGACTCTTGACGGAGAGAATGTAGAACCTATTATTCCTGGTTCTGTTCGAGATTGTCGAGAGTTTTATAAGAAGTATGAGAATGTAGATGGATTTAAGATCTACGGAAATGATCGGTATGTTTTTCAGTACATCTCCGAAAAATATCCTGAGGAAGAAATTAAGTTTGATATCACTAAAATCAAACTAGTAACTCTTGATATTGAGGTAGCTTCTGAAAATGGATTCCCTGATGTGGAATCTGCTTCTGAAGAAATTCTTACAATCACTATTCAAGATTACTCAACAAAAGAGATTATTACTTGGGGAGTTCATCCATTCAAGAATAGTCAGGAAAATGTAAGGTATATTGAGTGTGGTTCTGAGTATCGACTTCTTCAAAACTTTCTGAATTATTGGTCATCTAATACCCCAGAAGTCATGACTGGGTGGAATATTAGATTGTATGACGTTCCTTATATTTGTCGTCGACTAAATCGAGTTCTTGGTGAGAAGGTTACAAAATCTTTTTCTCCTTGGGGTCTTGTGACCGAGGGTGAATTTTATGTTGCTGGTAGAAAGCACATTGACTATGATATTGGTGGTATTACTCAGTTAGATTATCTTGAACTGTATAAGAAGTTTACTTATACCAATCAAGAATCATATCGTCTTGATCACATTGCTTCAGTTGAACTTGGACAGAAAAAACTTGACCACTCTGAGTTTGATACTTTCAAAGATTTTTATACTCAAAATTGGCAAAAGTTTGTTGAGTATAACATCATTGACGTAGAACTGGTGGATCGTCTTGAAGAAAAGATGAAGTTGATTGAGTTGGCTATTACCATGGCATATGACGCCAAGGTAAACTATGAAGACGTATTTTTCCAGGTACGTATGTGGGATAATATTATCTACAACTATCTGAAAAAAAGAAATATTGCAATTCCTCCAAAAAATAGATCTCAGAAAGATGAAAAGTATGCTGGTGCTTATGTAAAAGAACCTACTCCAGGTGTGTATGATTGGGTTGTAAGTTTTGACTTGAACTCACTATATCCTCACTTGATTATGCAATACAATATTTCTCCAGAAACTCTCTTGGAAGAAAGACATCCAACAGTTTCTGTTGATAGAATTCTGAAGGAAGAAGTAAACTTTGAGATGTATAAAGATTATGCGGTCTGTGCTAATGGTGCAATGTATCGCAAAGATTCCCGTGGAATTCTTCCTGAGTTAATGGAAAAGATGTATCTTGACCGAAAAACTTTTAAGAAGAAAATGCTTAAGTCAAAGCAAAATCTTGTGGATATTGAAGCAGAAATGAAAAAGAGGGGACTGAAATAATGGGATATCTGATTGGAGGAAACAAAGAAGAAAAGGAGAATGAGATTAATGTATCTGATACTGACTATAGTAAGTTAACAGATTCTCAACTTCTTAAACTTAGAGACCAAACACAAAAAGATATCTCCAAGTTTAATAACTTTCAGATGGCTCGTAAGATTCAGCTAAACTCTGCTTATGGTGCTATTGGAAATCAATACTTTAGGTACTATAAGCTATCTAATGCAGAAGCTATTACACTGTCTGGACAAGTTTCTATTCGGTGGATTGAGGGAAAGATGAATACTTACCTCAATAAGATTCTAAAAACAGAGGGTGAAGATTATGTTATTGCTTCAGATACTGATTCTATCTATCTTAATATGGGTCCTTTGGTTGAACGTGTATTCCAAGGAAGAGAGAAAACTACTGAAGGCATTGTTTCGTTCCTTAATAAGATCTGTGAGGTGGAATTTGAAAAATATATTGAAAGTTCTTACCAAGAACTGGCGGACTATGTGAATGCATATGACCAAAAGATGCAGATGAAGCGAGAGAACATTGCCGATCGTGGAATCTGGACCGCTAAGAAACGATATATTCTCAATGTTTGGGATAGTGAAGGTGTTCGATATGATCAACCTAAACTCAAAATCATGGGTATCGAAGCAGTTAAATCATCTACACCAGCTCCTTGTCGTAAAATGATTAAGGATGCTCTCAAACTGATGATGAATGGAACTGAAGATGATGTAATTGACTTTATTGAGAAAAGTAAAAGGGAGTTTAAGAGTCTTCCTCCAGAACAAATTTCTTTCCCTCGATCAGCTTCTGATGTTGTGAAGTATCGATCAAGTTCAAACATATATGAAAAGGGAACTCCAATTCATGTTCGTGGAGCATTACTTTTCAACCACTATATTAAGGAGAAAAAACTAACAAATAAATATTCACTTATTCAGAATGGTGAAAAAATCAAGTTTTGTTATTTGAAAAAACCAAATCCTTTTCATGAGAATGTAATCTCATATATTCAGGATTTTCCATATGAACTGGGCATTGACAAATATATTGACTACGACTTACAATTTGAGAAATCATTCCTTGAACCAATGAAAACCATCCTTGATGCTATTGGATGGAGTGTTGAAAAAACTGCAAACCTTGAATCATTTTTTAGCTGATGGACTTCCTTAAAGATATTGTAAAAGAAATTGGTGGTGAGTATACACAACTTGCTTCTGATATTGATGAAACTGAAAAATATGTTGACACAGGTTCATACGTTTTTAATGCACTGGTTTCAGGTAGTATATTTGGCGGTGTATCTGGGAACAAGATTACTGCTATTGCTGGAGAGTCTAGTACTGGAAAAACTTTCTTCAGTCTCGCCGTTGTTAAGAATTTTCTTGATTCCAATCCCGATGGTTATTGCCTCTATTTTGATACTGAAGCTGCTATTACTAAATCACTTGTAGAATCCCGTGGAATTGATACTTCTCGTCTGGTTGTTGTTAACGTTGTTACTATTGAAGAGTTTCGTGGAAAGGCACTCAAAGCCGTAGACCTTTACTTAAAAAAACCTGAGGGGGAACGCAAACCCTGTATGTTTGTGTTAGATTCTCTTGGTATGCTTTCCACTGAAAAAGAAATCACTGATGCCCTTAATGATAAACAAGTTCGGGATATGACTAAATCCCAACTGGTTAAAGGTGCTTTCCGAATGCTCACACTCAAACTAGGTCAAGCAAATGTTCCACTTCTTGTCACAAATCACACATACGATGTCATCGGAGCTTATGTACCAACGAAAGAAATGGGTGGAGGTTCTGGACTCAAATATGCAGCATCTACAATCATCTATCTCAGCAAAAAGAAAGAAAAAGATGGAACGGAAGTTGTCGGTAATATTATCAAAGCTAAGACTGCTAAGTCGCGTTTGAGTAAGGAAAACAAAGATGTTGAGATTCGTCTGTTTTATGATGAACGCGGTCTGGATAGATATTACGGACTACTTGAACTTGGTGAGATTGGTGGTCTGTGGAAGAATGTTGCAGGTCGTTACGAAATGGACGGTAAGAAGATCTATGCAAAACAGATTCTTGCCAATCCTGAAGAATACTTCACTGAGGAAGTGATGCAACAACTGGACGAAATTGCACGTAAGGAGTTTAGTTATGGAGAAAGCTGATTGCAATTTTTTACCTCAATTGTTGTTTCCAACTCCAGTAGGAATTTATAATTTTGGTCCTTCTAACCATGAATTAAATTGTAATTTAGTTCATGACAGTTTGGTTGAAAGACAATCAGATCCTAATGGAGCTCATCGGACTAATGTTAATGGTTGGCATAGTAAATTTGAAATGGAGAAAAGGTATGAAAGTTTTAAAAAACTTCAATCTTTAATTGAAAATTCCGCAAGGCATTATTGTGAGTTTTACGGGTATAATTCCAATATTTTTTGTAACCGACTATGGGTTAATTTAAATGAAAAAATAAGTTCAAATAGAATTCATCATCATGGAAATAGTTATTTGACCGGAGTTTATTATCCAGCAAAATCGATAGTAAATAATGAACCAACTTTTAATTATAGTAATTTTGAGAGACCTCTACTTAAAAATGGATTTTATTGTTCTCACGAAAATAATCCTTCGGGATGTTTGTATTTTTTAAGTCCCGCATATGCAGAATCTAGGACGTTATCGGTATTAAAACGTAATGAGTATAATGCTACATCAAGTCACATGTATCCAACATCATCAATTTTGTTAGTATTTCCATCTCATTTACTTCATGGAGTGGATCCATTTAATGAAGATTGTACTAGAATTAGCATATCTTTCAATATAGGTTTAAATTATGATTAGTAACTTTGATCAAATTGAGTTTCTAATTCTTAGGAACCTTTTACATAATGAAGATTATGTTCGTAAAGTAATACCATTTATTAAGTCTGAATATTTTGAAGATACTAATCAAAGAATTGTCTTTGAGGAGATTCTTTCTTTCATTCAAGAATACAATCAACCAGCGACAAAAGAAGTTCTTTGTATTGAAGTAGAGAACCGTAAGGATATTAACGATACTTCTTTTAAGGAAATCGTTCATCTGATTCAAAATCTTGATGATGTTCCTATTGAACTTGAGTGGTTGATTGATACTACTGAAAAGTGGTGTCGTGATAGGGCAATTTATATTGCACTCATTGAGTCCATTCACATTGCTGATGGTAAAAATGAGAAGAAGAGTCGTGACAGTATTCCAAGCATTCTCTCTGATGCTCTTGCTGTATCCTTCGATACTCATATCGGTCACGATTATCTGTTAGATTATGAACAACGTTATGAGTCCTATCACAAGAAGGAGGAAAAAATTGAATTCGACCTTGAATACTTTAACAAGATCACAAAAGGTGGTCTACCTAACAAGACTCTCAATATCGCTCTGGCTGGTACAGGTGTCGGAAAGAGTCTCTTTATGTGCCATGTGGCTTCTTCCGTCTTACTGCAAGGCAGGAACGTTCTCTACATCACTCTTGAAATGGCGGAGGAACGAATTGCTGAACGAATTGATGCGAACCTCTTGAACGTCCCCATTCAGGACATTGGAGACCTACCCAAACAGATGTTCGAGAGTAAGGTGGCTAACCTTGCTAAGAAGACTCAAGGAACTCTGATCATTAAAGAGTATCCTACTGCTTCTGCACACTCAGGACACTTCAAGTCTCTTTTGAATGAACTTGCTCTGAAGAAGTCTTTCCGTCCAGATATTATTTTTATTGACTATCTGAACATCTGTGCTTCTTCAAGGTATAAAGGTAATCTTTCTGTAAACTCTTATTCTTACATCAAGGCAATCGCAGAAGAACTTCGTGGTCTTGCTGTGGAATTTAATGTCCCTATTGTAAGTGCTACTCAGACTACTCGTTCTGGTTATGGTTCTTCTGATGTGGAACTAACTGATACTTCAGAATCTTTTGGTCTTCCTGCAACTGCTGACTTGATGTTTGCTCTGATTTCCACCGAAGAACTTGAAGAACTTGGACAGATTCTTGTGAAACAACTCAAGAATCGTTATAATGATCCAACAATTCATAAGAGATTTGTAGTTGGTATTGATCGCGCAAAGATGCGTCTCTATGATTGTGAACAGTCTGCTCAGAATGATATCCTTGACAACAAACAAGAAGAGGAGTATGATTTTGAAGAAAGAAAACCAAAGAAATCATTTGAGGGATTTAAGTTTTGAATTACTATTCGGTATTTGATAAGAATGGTAAAAAGATTGTCGATTGTGCCAGTATCCAAGATGCTATTATGATGGTTGAGTTTGACTCAACTCGAACCTATCGTCAGGTTAAACATCTCAATCCAGAGACAATTAATGTTCCTCATGTAAGGCTGGAAGATGACTTACAACTTCCAGCACAACAAATTTTACCCCAATCTGAACTAGAACCTTTTATTGTATGACTATTGATCTTAATAAGTATGTCGAGTTCGTTAATACGACTACCTCTCAACCTAGTAAAGAACACACCCCGTTCATTGATCGTCTCCTTGAACTTCGTGAGAATGGATTTCCTACCGAGCGACTGCTTACTGCTGCTGTAGGAATGTCTGCAGAGGCAGGTGAGTTTACTG